ATGATATTTAGATCTTTTTCTAGAATTAAAGATAATATGATCAAGTTGCAATTTTTTAACACCATGAATCAAGTCGAAAACAAAAGATTTCAAAATAGAAGTTTTTCAAACTGTATTGGTTATTTAGAAAATGAAGAGCATACAAATACTATGGTATCAGACGAGGAAATACGAACCATGATAAAAAGACTTGAAGAACTAAATGATATGTTCTCGTCAGTGATTAGTACTAAGAGAAACAACGCAATGTTTTATTCCTCAACTGCGGCGATTATCATTGCGCTTATGTCGCTAATTCTTAGTACAGTTTTATAGAGGTGCATTATGAACACAATCATAAACGAATACAAGCGGCTAAAGTCGCTTTTTTCTTTGGTTGATGAAACTAAGAAAGAACTAGTAGACAATTTAATATACCAAGCAGCTTTTATGAAGGTCGAACTTACTAAACTTCAAGATCAAATGATTAAATATGGGGCAATTCAAATTTCAAATAAAGGTGCTCAAAGGCAAACTGAAGCCGCTAAATACTACACTAAACTTGTAAATTCATACGGGACAGTTATAAAAACCTTAAACTCAATACTAGGAACACAAGTAAATGATGGAGATGATGCCTTTGATGAATTTCTCAAGAGAGCAAGTGAATGAACTATCTAGTTGAATATTATAATGAAATACAAAATGGTAATATTCTAATCGGAGATGAACTTAAAAAGCAAATTGATAAACTAATAGCTGATCTAGATAATCCTAGATACATCTTTGATGAGAAACCAGGGAGCTTAAGAATAGATTTCATTCAGACCTTTTGTAAACATACTAAATCACCCTTTAATGGAAAGCCATTTATCTTAGAACTTTGGGAAAAAGCTATTATTCAAACAGCTTATGGATTTAAAATCGCTGAGACAGGACTAAGAAGATTTAATGAAGTTATATTATTAATTGCACGTAAGAATGGCAAGACAACATTTATTGCTGGATTAGATCTTGCAGGGTTCTTTTTATCTGGAGGTGGTGTTGATATTGTATGTGCTTCAAATACAACTGAGCAGGCTAATATTCTCTTTGAAGAGATAAATAATATGAGGGAACAGTCGCCCTCTTTATCCAAGGACACTAGAAGCAAGAAGAATATTTTCTTTATCTATTCACCTAAAACCAAGAACAAGATAAAGAAGTTATCTGCTCAATCAAGAAATAAAGATGGTTATAACATTGAAGTTGGTTGTATCGATGAAGTTCATGAGATGACTGATTCTAAAGTTTATGACGCTATTAAACAATCTCAATCAACAAAGAAAGAACCACTCATATTTATCATAACCACCGAAGGGACAACCGTTGGTGGTTTTTTAGATAGCAAACTAGATTATGCTAGAAAGATGATTAAAGGTGAAATTGAAGATGAAAGAGTTTTGCCTTGGTTATATACCCAAGACTCAGCTAAAGAGATATATGATGATCCAAGAACATGGCAAAAATCTAACCCGAGTTTAGGTGTAGTTAAAACTTCATCATATCTAGAAGATGTCATGAATAAATCAAAGCATGATTTATCGACAAGAGTTACCATGCTTTGTAAGGACTTTAATATCAAACAAGCAGATTCTGGATCATGGCTGTCTTATGATGATCTAAACAATGAAGAAATATATAGTCTAGATGATTTAAGAGATAGTTATGCTATTGGTGGTGTAGACTTATCATCAACAACAGACTTAACTGCTGCAGTCTTAATTGTCCAGAAAAAAGATAGCAACAAGAAATTTGTGATTCCGCATTTCTTTATGCCTAGTGAAGTTTTAGATAAAAGAATAACTGAAGATAATGTCCCTTATGATATTTGGATTAAAAAAGGCTTTGTCACATTAACAGAAGGAAATCAAAATGATTTTAGCCTTGTTACAAAGTGGTTTATGAAGATGATTCAAACCTATGGTATAAGACCTCTATGGGTTGGGTATGATCCTTGGAACTCACAATATTGGATAAAAGAAATGGAAGACTTAGGGTTTAACATGGAAAAAGTCAGACAAGGTATTTATTCATTATCAGAACCCATGAAACAGATGGAAGCAGACCTTAAAAACAATCTATTAGTTTATGATAATAATCCAATCCTTAAATGGTGCTTATCCAATACACAAGCTAAAGTAGACCTAAATGGAAACATACAACCATCAAAGTTAAATTCAAAGTACAAAAGAATTGATGGGACGGTCGCTTTGATTATCGCTTATGCTGTTTTGAATAGATATAAAATAGATTTTGAAAATATGGTGAACTAAACTCATCGGAGGTGCTCATGCCAATATTTAAACGTAAAAACAAAACTGGATCAATTGATGCATTACAAATCATCAATAACACCAACACATTCTATACACCTTTTGGAACAAACATTTCAAAAAGTGATGTCGTTAAGATTTGTATCGATAGAGTGGCCAGTCAATGCGCAAAACTAAAACCAAGATATATCAAAATAGAAAACGATAAGACAGTATCCGAGAAAAGCGGAAAGCTGTCTTTTCTTTTGAAGCATAAGCCAAATGAAATCATGACAACTTATGATTTTATATATAAGGTTGTTACTACATTACTACTTAATGATAATGCCTTTATTTATCCTAGGTTTGATAAATATACAGGGCATCTTATAGGTCTTTATCCACTTAAACCCATTACAGTTGAAATGGTCATAGATCAGAGTGATCACTATTATATAAAATTCTTATTTGAAAATGGTGATTCTTATACACTACCCTATGAGAATATCATTCATTTAAGAAAACACTACGGACAAAATGATATCTTTGGTGGTAATGGGTCAAGTGGTGATCATGAAGCAATCCTAAAAACAATATCAATCAACGATAGCCTACTTCAAGGGATAGATAATGCGATAAAATCATCGATGCAGATAAAAGGGATTGTGAAGATGAATGGGATGTTATCAGAAGCAGATAAGAAAAAACAAAGAGAACTCTTTGATAGTGCACTTTCTGATTCGGTTAATAATAAAGGTAGTTCTATTATTCCGATTGACTTAAAGAGTGAGTATATCCCTTTAGATGTTGATCCTAAACTCATAGATAAAGATACACTAGAATTCTTACAGTCAAAGATTTTAGATTACTTTGGAGTATCAGTGCCTATATTTACAAGTAAGTATACAGAAGATGAATATAACTCATTTTACGAGTCAACTATTGAGCCTTTAGCTATTCAACTTAGCGAGGCTTTTTCTATAGGCTTACTGACCAATAACCAATTAGAACGTGGTGAAGAGATTGTGTTCTTTAGTGAAAGACTACAATATGCTTCATGGAATACGAAAGTGACTGCGATTGAAAAACTCATGAGCCTAGGGATTATGTCACTTAATGAATCAAGAGCATTACTTGGACTAGAACCCATCGAAGGTGGACACAAACGTCTTCAATCATTAAACTTTGTTGATGCTGATAAAGCAAACTTATATCAAGTAGGAAAGAAAGAGGAAGAAGATCATGAAAGTAACGATTAATGGAAAAATATCAAATGAAGCTTTAAAAAGTATTTTAGAAACGCAAAAGGAAAAAACAAAAACGATCACTGACTTTTGTAAGAAAGAGAAGCTAGAAACTTTTTCATATAAAGACTCAGAACTTGAGTTTGAATATGAACAAGAAGTGAAACCTAAACAAACCAAAAAGGTAGAGGTAAGAACCAATGATAAAAGAAACTAGACTTGCTGAAGTTAGTCTTCATGAAGATGAAGGCAAGATGATTCTAGAAGGCTATGCATTAGTCTTTAATCAAGAAACCTTAATCGGTGATGAAACGTATGGATTCATTGAAGAAATATCACCTACTGCCCTACAAGAAACTAAAATGAAGGACGTTCCTATGAAATACAATCATATGGACTCCTTTTTAATTATTGCGAGAACTAAGAACAAATCTTTAGAATTAACCGTTGACCATATTGGCTTAAAGGTAAGAGCAGAGCTCTTAGATACAAGTCACAACCAGGATATCTATAAAATGGTTAGAAGTGGACTTTTAGATAAAATGAGTTTTGCTTTTACAGTTGATGAACAGGTTTGGAATCGTGAAGGTGATATTCCAAAAAGAACCATTACCAAGATAGAAAGATTGTATGATGTGTCGGTTGTGGATACACCAGCATATGATGCAACTTCAATATACGCTCGTTCTTTGGAGTCCATGGAGGTGGAACTAAAGACTATGGAGTTAGCAGAGCAAAAAGAAAAATCAAGCATCATAAAAAAACGTATCAAAATTAAATCAAAAATCTAAGGAGAGAAAAATCATGAATTTAGAATTAAGAAGAAAAGAAATCGAATCACGATTAAAAGAAATTAGAAGTTTAGTAGATTCTGAAGCTGATCTAGAAAAGCTAGAAGCACTAGACACAGAAACAACGACTCTTCAAGAAGAAAGAGCATCGATTGATAAGAAGATGGTGATTGCTTCTAAAACAGAGTTTAAACCGATTCAAGTCGATAACCGCCAAATGGTTGATAAAGAAAGACTAGAGACCAGAGGACAAAGCTTAAAAGAAAGCAGAGTCATTCAAGTATCAAGTTCTGAAATCTTACTTCCTGACCACACATCAACTAATCTTGCACCAGTTCCATTTGCTCAAGTGTCAAGCCTAGTTGATCGTGTGAATGTGATTAACTTAAATGGTGGTGAGACTTATAAAAAATCATTTGTTAAATCAAATGGAATCGCAGGAACCACTGCAGAAGGTGCAGCATACTCTGAAACTGAACCAGCATTTGGCTATTTAACTATTTCTAAAGTAAAGATTACTGCTTATACAGAGATTACTGAAGAGTTAGAAAAACTACCTTCAATTCCTTATCAAGCGGAAGTTTTAAGAAACATTAATATTTCACTTAAAAAGAAAATCAGTGAACAAATCTTACGTGGTGCAGGAACGACGAATACATTCACTGGAATATTTAGTGAAGCTGCAGTCGCCCTTGCGGATAAAACAGCGCTTGAAGTTGAAGCAATTACGGATTCAACGCTAGATGACATTGTCTTTGCTTATGGTGGTGATGAAGAAGTCGAAGGTGGCGCAGTTCTTATCTTGAATAAGAATGACTTACGTGCATTTGCTGGACTTAAGACACAAGAAGGTCGTAAAGTTCACTCAATTGATTATGTCAATAAAACGATTGATGGTATTCCATATATCATTAACTCACATTGTAAAGCAATTTCAGATAGTAATACTGCAGCTGGTGAATATGGTATCGCTTATGGTTCACTTAAGAACTATGAAGTACCAGTGTTCTCACCAGTAGAAATTGGTAAATCAACAGATTATAAATTTAAAGACGGTATTATCAGTTATAAAGCGTCAGTCTTTACTGGTGGTAACGTTGTGGGTTATAACGGCTTCTTACGCATTAAGAAGAAAGCTGCAGCTGCAGGATAATTTTGGTTAAGAAAGGATTGATCCCATTATGATTTTAGATATTGTAAAAAAGGCTTTACTCATCCCCCAAGTAGAGACTTATGCTGATGATGAGTTAAACACGCACATCAATAGCTGTAAACATTA